GGCTTGGAAAACCCGAACGATCTGGGACAATCTGCTGAAGCAGCGGCACGTCTGGCTGCGCAAAACCGCGCTTATCTGCAAAGCAAAGGCATCGAGAATGTCGATGGCCGCGTTCTCTATCTTGCCCACAATCAGGGTGCAGATGGCGCATACCGTCTGCTGACAAACACTGATAAGCCCGCGACAGAAGTCGTTCGTAAGGAAGCCGTCCTCTGGAACTCCGGCAAAGAAGGCCAGCCTGCTGGTCAGTTTGCTACGACCATCATGTCCAAGTACGGCGAAGGAGAAGGTGGCAAAGCCTCTGAACCTTACAGCGCACTTGGTGAAACAGCACCTATTGCTGAAGCGGCCGATGAGGAGCGTCGCGCTTCGCGTCGTGAAACCTATGCGCTTAACACCTTGATGGGTTTGACGAAGGAGTTGGAGCCAAAACAAGCACCCATGCTACCTATTCCGCGCTTGTCGTATGCGGACGGTGGGATTGTTAGTCTTGTTAAAGAAGCCGAAGACGTTCGTGCCGCGGGCCGTGGTCGCGATACCGTTCTGGCTCATATTACACCACAGGAAGCCGCTTTTCTAAAAGCGCGTGGTGGTGCGGGAACCATTAACCCAAAAACAGGTTTATTAGAATTTGACGACGATTGGGGAGGGGGATGGAGTTACACACCTTCGTACGAACCTACATATTACGGGTCCGTGTCATATGACACTTCCTACACGCCATCTTATGAGCCCGTCTATACTCCTTCTTACGAACCACCCACCACCTCGTACACTTACGATTTTGGTTTTGGAACCAATCAAGACTACTACGGGTCTCCGACATGGTCGTTTACACCTAATAGCTCCGGAGGGTCTCAACCGGGAGATTACGGTTCGTATAACTATGGGTATAATGATGTAGACACATCCGCAGCATATATCCCTTATGTAGCTCCCACTATAGATCAAACCCCGTATACTCCCCCGACGTATGACCCATACCAATATTATGATGCTGGTTATCAGGTGATGCCTGAGACAGCCCCAGAGGTCCTTTCTTACCCCTCGGAAACCCTCGTAACACCTCCTCCTCAAGAGGCAGTTGTGACACCTCCTCCTCAAGAGGCAGTTGTGACACCTCCTCCTCAAGAGGCAGTTGTGACACCTCCTCCTCAAGAGGCGGTTGTGACAACCCCAATGGGAGATAACACCGGGTTTGTGGAGACCCCTGTGGTGGAAACACCTCGTGTCCCCGTAACCCCCGTTTCCTTTGATTTGTCTAAGTTTATGTCGCCTGCTTCAACAGGCGTAAGTGGTGCTGATATCAGTGCTATCCCCCAAGAGCCAAGCGTTTCTCCGTACATTGATGTTATCACCGGATTGGAGGACGCCAACAAAGCAGCATACGGAACTTTGGGGAAGGTAAACTTTGATTTAGAAAAGTTTTTAGGTCCTTCAGAGGGTGGGAAGTTTGGCCTCTCCGGTCCAGAGGGCAGCTACGTTCCACAACCTGTGGATACAAAATCTCTTGCTGGTGTGTTTGGTCCACAAGAAGCAACTTTTTCTCGCTACATTGATGTTCGCCCAGACCTTCAGACCGACGTTTATAATAAGGCTGTTGCCGCAAACCCTTTCGGGAAGCTTGAGATGGAGAAGATCTTGGCTTCTTTTGGTGGCGTTAGACCCCCGACTTATACAAGCGTCTCACCCAATTCGGCGAGGACTGCAACAGCCTATTCGTCTATTCCCGCACCGTCCTCTCCTGTTCCAGTTACAAGTCTGTTCCCCAGTACGGCGGCTTCCTACGTTGCTCCGGAACCAATTCGGACCGGATATGAAGTTCTTCCAACAGGACCTTTTTATCCTGACCTGTTAACTGGAAACATTTCTATTCCAACACCCGCAACTTCTACTCCAAGACCGGATTATAATGTTCTGTACGACCTCGCAAACTTCCTTTCAAAACAGGGATCAAACGGGTCTACCAATGTAACTCCTTATGTTGAAGTTAAACCCGGAGCGGGAACCTCTTCTAAACAGGCTCCCCTTCCTTCGTTTTCTTCTATAAGCTACCCAACGGGTTCCCCACCCGATACCAAAACCTCCTAAGGAGAAACCTTATGTCCAAATTTATTCGTGGCGGCGCACCCCGCATGAAAGTTCAAACCCCTACAGTCGGAACAAGCCTCGACATCGTAGGTCAAGGCACCGTCCCCTATGCCAAGACCGTTGACGTCAAGATCGAGGCCGCCCCGAAAGGTGAACAGACCGCTCGCGGTTTCGGCCTCCAGCTTCGCGCGACGAAGTTCGTCCTTCGGTAACTGAAACCCTCCCTTCGGGGAGGGTTTTCTTTGATGGAACAAGCACGTGTCTGATCTTTACTTTGTTGACAAATTGCTTAAGGTGATTCGCGAGCGGCGGTCCGTAGTCGTTGAAGCGATGACAGAAGGCCCGGTTAACGACTTCGCCGCTTACCGTCACCTCCGTGGCAGGCTTGAAGCTTGGAACGAGGTAGAGCGGGAAGCCCGCCTTCTGCTGAAACAGGAACATCGCGAAGATGACGAATTTGATCCTGCCTGATCACCTTGCCAAGAAATTGAAAGGCAAGAAAGAAGGTCCCTCAGACGCACTGGCTGAGGCCTATGTAAAAGCAGAAGAGCGGGTCTTGGACCCCCACAAGCTTCCCGAATCAGCCCTCGCCCGACTGCCCCAGCCCACAGGCTGGAGGATGCTGGTCCTTCCCTACAAGGGCAAGGCCAAGACCAAGGGCGACGTCTACCTCCCCGATGAATATGTCGAGCGCATGAGCTTGGCCACTGTCGTAGCCTACGTGCTGGCAATCGGCCCTGATTGCTACGCAGACAAGAACAAGTTCCAGAACGGACCGTGGTGCAAGAAGGGTGATTGGATCATCCTCGGCCGCTACGCCGGAGCCCGCTTCCGCATTGAAGGGGGAGAGGTCCGCATCATTAACGATGACGAGGTCATCGCAACAATCGCTGATCCTGACGACATCATGAACGTCTGAGACGGCGCACTTAGGAGCAAAGCATGGCAAAAGAGCAGGACAAGGAAGACGCCCTAGAGGTGATCATTGAAGACGCCGCGCCGGAAACGGAAGGCACCAGTGTTGAGGCCAAAGCCCCAGAAAAGGCTGAGGAACCAAAAGCGGAAGCCGAAAAGGACGAGCTTGACCAGCAGTCCGAATCGGTTCGCAAGCGTATCGACAAACTGACCTACCGACTTCGAGAAGCCGAGCGTCGGGAACAGGCCGCACTTGAGTTTGCCAAGAGCCTCAAGTCCGACGTCGATACCTACAAGGCCAAGGCCGAAACCCTCGACAAAAACCTTGTTCAAGAGTTTGACAACCGCGTTAAGGTCCAAGAGACCCTTGCGAAAGACAAGCTCAAATCTGCCATCGACATGAACGACGTAGATGGTCAGATCGAAGCCCAGCGTATGCTGGCCAATCTGGCTATTGAGAATGAGCGTCTTCGTGTCCAGAAGTATCGTCAGGAACAGGAGGCCGCAGCGCCCCCTCGTCAGGAACAGGCTTACGCCCCGCCTCCACAGCAGGAAGTTCGTCCTGATCCAAAGGCTCAGTCATGGGCAGATCGTAACCAGTGGTTTGGTAACGACGAGGTCATGACGCTGGCCGCGTTCAATTTCCACAAGAAACTTGTGGAGGGAGAAGGGTTTGATCCGACGAGCGACGACTACTATGGCGAACTGGATCGCCGCATCCGTGCGGAGTTCCCTCACAAGTTCCAACAGCCGAAACCACAAACCCAGACAACTGTTGCATCTGCCCGTCCTTCCTCTCGAACTGAGAGCAAGAAGCAGATCCGTTTGACCCCCTCACAAGTTGCTATTGCCAACCGCCTTGGAGTTAGCCTAGAATCCTACGCTAGGCAGATCCAGAAACTTCAAGGTTAAGGAGCCAATCATGGACCGTACACCTCGTTCTGAAACTGCTAAGACCAAGACTGCCCGCGTACAGACTTGGAAACCACCGTCCACTTTGGACGCACCTCCCCCGCCTGCGGGGTACGCGCACCGTTGGATCCGTATGGAAGCCAATGGGTTTGATGATCGGAAGAACCTTTCCGCACGACTTCGCGAGGGCTTTGAGCTCGTTCGCGCCGAGGAGTACCCGGACTTTGATCTCCCCACCATTCAAGACGGCAAGCACGCCGGAGTGATCGCAGTGGGTGGTTTGGTTCTGGCGCGTATTCCGACCGAGATTGTTCAGCAGCGCAAGGCCTACTACAACGGGCAGACAAGAGATCAGCTCACTGCGGTAGATAACGACTTGCTGCGGGAACAACACCCTTCCATGCCGATCATTAAACCTGAGAGGCAAAGCCGAGTCACTTTCGGTGGTCAAAGAGACACCGAATAACTGAAACAAGGATCTGAGCAATGGCAAATATCGATGCCGCGTTCGGGCTTCGCCCGTACAACATGCTCGGCGCTGGTGCTAACACCAACGGCAACGGAACGTATGTAATCCAGACTACTGCGCAGGCGGGTACTTCTTCGGTGATCTATCAAGGTTCACCTGTGATCCCCACCTCGACGGGTCTGGTCAACATCGTTGGCGCTGCTGCTGGTGGTACAGTTCCACTGCTGGGCGTTTTCATGGGCTGCAACTATATCGACCTCACAGGCAAACCAATCTGGTCGCCGAAGTGGCCCGGTACAGCTTCAGTCATGGCTAACACCTACGCCACGTGCGAAATCGCATCGCATCCTGATCAACTCTTCCTGATCAACTGCGACGGTGCCGCCGCTGACGAATTCGTACACGAAAACGCAAACTTCTCGACCGCCACAAGCGGCAGCTCTGTTTCGGGCATCTCGTCCGCACAGCTTGCTGTCTCGACGGTTGACGAAGGTTCGGGTTCGGATGTCCTCAACATGCGTATCGTTGGTTTCTCGGATGAGCCGAGCAACAACGATCCTCTGGTTGCTGGTCGTCTGGCCATCGTGATGCTCAACAACCACTTCTACCGTTATTCGACTAACGGTACGAATCAGGGCATCTGAGGAGATTGAGAAATGGCTATTACACGTTCACAACTCCTCAAAGAACTTGAACCCGGCCTCAATGCCTTGTTCGGCATGGAGTATGACCGCTACGACAACGAGCATGCGGAGATCTTCGATACGGAGTCTTCGGATCGCGCGTTTGAAGAAGAAGTCATGCTGTACGGCTTCGGTCAGGCTCCGGTCAAAGGCGAAGGCTCGGCCATCGCTTATGACAACGCTGGTGAAGCCTACACGGCTCGCTACACCCACGAAACCATCGCTCTGGCTTTCGCGATCACCGAAGAAGCAGTCGAAGATAACCTCTACGACCGTCTCTCGGCTCGCTACACCCGTGCGCTGGCCCGCTCTATGGCCAACACCAAACAGGTCAAGGCTGCTGGTGTGTTGAACAATGCGTTCAACAGCAGCTACAAGGGCGGTGACGGTGTCGAACTTTGCGCCACCAACCACCCGACAACGGGCGGCGGTAACTTCTCGAACGAACTCGCAACGTCTGCGGACCTCAACGAAACCTCGTTGGAACAGGCCCTCATCGACATTGCTGCGTTCATCGACGAACGTGGTTTGAAGATCGCCACACGTGGCATGAAACTGCTGGTGCCTTCGGCACTCCAGTTCACGGCCGAGCGTCTTCTGGTTTCTGATCTCCGCGTTGGCACTGCCGACAACGACGTCAACGCCGTGAAGAGCATGGGCCTCCTGCCGCAGGGCTATCGCGTCAACCACTTCCTGACCGATCCGGACGCTTGGTTCATCAAGACCGACGCTCCGAATGGTCTGAAGCACTTCAATCGCTCGCCGATGAAGACTTCGCTGGAAGGCGACTTTGAAACGGGCAACGTCCGTTACAAGGCCCGCGAGCGTTACAGCTTCGGTTGGTCTGACCCGCGCGGCATCTTCGGTTCGCCCGGCGCTTAATCAAGATTGGGGAGGGTTTACGCCCTCCCCTTTCTCTTCTACACTATCTTATTCCGGGTGATCCGGTTCTACTGACAGCCCCGGCTGACGCTGCACAGACAGTAGGACCTAATCGTGCAGGAGAAATCCTATGGCTTCCTCGACCTTTTCCGGCCCAATTAAGGCTGGCGATATCTTCAACACCACTGGCACCACGATTGGCACGAACGTCGCCAACGTCGGTTTCGTCACCATGGCTCAGTCTGCTGAGATCGACATCATTGGTGCAGACGCGACGACCCGTGTCGGCGTGATCCCCGCCAACTCGCAGATCGTTGACGTCATCCTCGACGTTACTGTTGTCAGCAACGACAGCGGCACGGCCACCGTTTCGATTGGCAAGACGGGCAGCGCAGCCCTCTTCCTCGCTGCAACGAGCGTGAAAGCCACTGGCCGTACCCGCATGTCGGTTGCTGCTCCTCTGGCTGCTGCTTGGGATATCGGAACATCTGATATCGACATCATCGCTACGTTCGATGGTCAGAATGCCGACGGCACCACTGGCACCGCTTACGTCACGGTCTTGTACGTTCAGAACAAGAACAACGTCTAATAGGGGGCTGCCTCCATGGCTGATGCAGTCACTACCCAAACACTTTTTGACGGCTCCCGTGTAGCCGTCATGAAGTTTACGAACGTGTCTGACGGCACTGGCGAAAGCAATGTAATCAAAGTCAACGTGGCCAATCTGTCTTCTTATCAAGGACAGGCTTGTACAGCAGTTGACATTGATCGCATTTATGCCAGCACCCATGGCATGGAGGTAGACATCAAGTGGGCTGCAACTACGCCTGTTCTTTGTATGACTGTTCCACAGAACACCATGCAGAACTGGGACATGCGTGATTTTGGCGGTCTTAGCAACAATGCCGGAACCGGAAAAACTGGTAACGTCTTGTTTTCAACCGTCGATGCCTCCGCTGGTGATCGCTACACAATCATTCTCGTCCTGAGAAAGATCTTCGGGTAGGTGAATTATGGCTAAGGCTTCTGATGTTAAGAGGTCTGGCAAAGGGCTAATGTACCGGGGGACATCGTTCCCCGGTTTCAATAAGCCACGCGCTTCAACAAACCCGAAAAAGAAAAAGATGGTCCTTGCTAAGAAGGGCGACGAAGTGAAGGTTGTTCACTTCGGTGACTCCTCGATGGGCCACAACTATTCCGCTGAGGCTCGCAAGAGCTACCTCGCTCGTTCTGCTGGGATCAAAGGCAAGGACGATAAGTTTTCCGCTAACTACTGGGCTCGAAAGGTTCTCTGGGCCGGACCCGGTGGTTCCAAGAAATCTCCACCCGGAGGGAGCCGATTCAAATGACCGTGGGCCTCGATCTGATTTGGAACGTCATCCTGACGTTAATTGTTGGCCCGATTGTCTGGGCTATCGCTTACGTCAACAAGCGCGTCGATCACACTGATGATACGACAAACCAGATTTGGAAGACCATTGCCGAAACTCGGGAGAACATCGCCACGTCTTATGTGACGAAGGCTGATCTCCACAACGACCTCAACCGAATCATGCAGCGTTTTGATCGGTTGGAAGAAAAGATTGACCGCATCTCAGGAGCAAAATCATGATCGGCCGTAAAGACATGAAGCAGGAAACAATGGCAAAGCGCGTCCGCAACCGTGCGATGGATCAGAAGATGGTCTCGCCGCGCAAGAAGATGGACATGGGCATGTCGCCCGGTCCGGACATGGGCGCAGCTTCTGCTCCTCCGATGATGCCGACAGGCATGAAGAAGGGCGGCATGGCCAAGAAGGGTATGGCTATGAAGAAGGGCGGCATGGCCAAGAAGGGCATGAAAAAAGGCGGCATGATGCTGATCATCGGCCTCGGCAAGAAGAAGGGTAAATAACATGGCCAAGGCCAGCGAGAAGTACTCTTCGGTCCCTGACTTTATTCGCGACAAGTTTCGCAAATACAAGGAAGAGGAACGCAATACGAAAATGGAGAGCGAGCGCAAGGATCGCGAAAACGCGATGCCTACCAGCAATGCCTCCGAATCTGATCGCCGGGCCTTGGACGAGTTAATTGATCAGTCTGCTTCGGCTGACGATCAGGAAAAATACCGTGGTTACCGTAAAGGTGGCATGGTGAAAAAATCAAAGGCATCGTCTCGACGCGGAGATGGTATCTGCACCCGTGGGTACACCAAAGGAAAGATGTACTGACATGGCCAAGAAACCAAAGAAGTCTGTTCAAGAATCCGTAGACGAACTGGACGCTCGCCGGGACATGTCCTCTCCTGAGGCTTTTCTGGGCCGTCTTGCTGCGGACGAACGTCGCCAAAAAGAAGATCAGAAGTATAAAGAGGAAGAGTCTGCCCGTCGTTCCTATGGCGATCTCTCTGGCGCTGCGTTTGAAAATGCAAACTATTCCCCCGCCCCATCGGGGACCGAAGCAGCCATGTCCGGTTCGTCCGCTGATTCTGCTGCTCGATATCGCAGAGGCGGCATGGTGAAAGCAAAGAAGTCTCGCTCTGGTCGCGGCGACGGTTGCGCAACACGTGGTTTCACTAAAGGAAGGATGTACTGACATGGCTGGCTGTGGCTCAAAGAAATACCGCAAAGGCGGCATGGTCTCTGGCAAGTGTGGCGGTTCCGTCATGAAGGCCAAGGGCGGCATGGTCTCTAAGGTCAAGCCAAAGGGCGACGGCTGCTGCGGCGGCAAGGGCGTCAAGTCCTGCAAGGTCTGCTGATGGCCAAGGTCGTCAAAAGCAAAGTCAACGCTGCCGGGAACTACACAAAACCCAGCATGCGCAAAGCTTTGTTTGAGAAGATCAAGGCGTCCGCCGTGCAAGGCACTGCTGCTGGTCAATGGTCCGCCCGCAAGGCGCAACTGTTGGCCAAGCAGTACAAAGCCAAGGGCGGGGGGTATAAGGGCAAATGAAGGCGTCTCAGAAATCCCTCAAAGCTTGGACCGCGCAGAAGTGGCGCACGAAGTCCGGCAAGCCGTCCACCCAAACAGGCGAGAGGTATCTTCCTGAGGCCGCTATCAAATCCTTGTCTCCACAGGAATATGCGGCAACCACCAAAGCGAAGCGCGCGGGCAAGGCTGCGGGCAAGCAGTTTGTAAGCCAGCCGAAAGGCGTTGCCAAAAAGGTGAAGCCGTTCCGCAAGAAGGGTCTTTGATATGGCTAAGAAGTGGATCCAAAAGGCGATCAAGAAACCCGGCGCACTTCGCAAGTCTCTTGGCGTGAAGCAGGGTGAAAAGATTCCCGCCAAGAAGCTTACCGCAGCGGCCAAGAAGTCTGGCGTCATGGGCAAGCGCGCCCGTTTGGCTATCACGCTTGGCAAACTTGGCAAGGGGAAGTGATATGAAGAAACCTACGAAAGCCCAGAAGAAGGTCGGTAAGGTCATGCATGAGTTCAAAACTGGAACTCTGCATTCCGGCAAGAAGGGACCTGTGGTAAAGAACAGAAGGCAGGCTGTCGCTATTGCTTTGTCCGAAGCAGGGGTCGCCAAGAAAAGAGGTAAGTGATGGCCATCTCCGGTACGAAGACGTTTGAGCTTGACGTCGCCGACTATATTGAAGAGGCGTTTGAGCGGTGCGGCATCGAGATCCGCACGGGCTACGACCAGCGCACGGCGCGTCGCAGCCTCAACCTTCTTCTTGCCGAATGGGCCAACCGTGGTCTGAACCAGTGGACCATTGAGAAAGAGACAATCACCGTTACCGAATTTGGCGGGATTGATGGAAGCGGCGTCAAATACCAACTGGCCAATTCCACTATCGACATCATCTCAATGATTGTCCGCAATCAGGATGGTGTTGATACAGCGTCTCAGGCAGACCTCACGGTGGACCGCGTCAGCCGCGAATACTATCTGAACATCCCCAACAAACTGACAAAGGGTCGCCCTGTTCAGTATTTTGTGGACCGACAGATCAGCCCCGTCCTGTACCTCTGGCCGCGCCCAAACACGACCTACTACATTATTGTGGATAAGCTTGTCCGCATGGACGATGCAGGGGCTGGCGTGAACACCCTCCAAGTCCCCTTCCGTTTCTACCCCTGCCTTGCTGCGGGCCTCGCCTATTACATCGCCATGAAGAAGGCCCCCGAACGGGTCCAGCTTCTGAAGGCTGTGTACGAGGAAGAGTTCGAGCGGGCGGCTGGTGAAGACCGTGACCGTGCGTCTCTGACGCTTGCTCCTGTCCAGAACTTCTATCGGGTGGTCTAAATGGCGCGTCATGCCACTGGCTATCAGTCAGAAGCCATATGCGACCGATGCGGTCAGATGTACTATTACACGCAACTGAAGCGTGAATGGCAGGGCTTGCGCACGTGTCCGGAATGCTGGGAGTCAAAGCATCCGCAGCTTGACCCTATCTATCCTCCGACGGAACCTCAGGCTCTGGCCAACCCTCGTCCTGACCGCATCGAGCCGATGGACGTTCCGGTTGGTCAACAGATTTTCCCATTTATTCAGAATACCTCTACCCAAGGTGTCACAAGCGTTGGTATTGTGACCGTTACGATTGGGAGCCCGTGATGGCATGGACATACGCAACCTTGGTGCAGGCAATCAAGGATTGGACCGAGTACGATGAAACGACGTTCAACCAGAACATCAACACGTTTATTCGCAACTGCGAAGAGCGCATTATCTATGCTGCTCAGATGGAGGTGTTCCGCAAAAACGTCTCCGGATCCTGCTCTACGGGTAACCAGTATCTGGCGTGCCCCAGTGACTACCTGTCGCCCTACAGCCTCTCGATCACGTCCAGTGGTTCCAAAGTGTTCCTCCTAAACAAGGATGTGGAATACCTTCAAGAGTACAATCCGTCAGGCGCAACAGGCGTTCCAAAGTATTATGCCGCCTTTGACGTGGATAACTTCATCCTCGCTCCTGTTCCTGCCTCCAGCTACACGGCCGAGCTTCACTATTACTACCGCCCCGAATCCATCGTCACGGCTGGTACAACGTGGCTCGGAACCTATGCCGAAGAAGCAATGCTTTACGGTTCCTTGTCAGAAGCTTACACCTACATGAAGGGCGAAAACGACCTTCGCCAGATTTACGAAAACCGCTTTATTGAATCGGTCAGCCGCCTCAAGAACCTCGGTGAGGGTCGTGAAAATATCGACGCTTATCGTGATGGCCTGACAAGAGTGAAGGCCAACTGATGTCGTGGGTTAATCCGGGTCAAGCCGAGGTAATGAAGGTCGATGTGGCCACCACTTCTGGCAAAGGTCATCCGCCTGAGTTTTGGGCGCACAGATGCGTTGAGCGTCTGATACAGGTCTCTGAAAACGCCCCTCCCGAAATCCGGGAACAGGCGCTGGCTTTCAGAGACCAAATGGAACACGTCATTCTGTTTCACGTGAAACGTGCTATACAGAGTGACAGGACAACGGTTCAAAATGCAGTCTCGGAAGCAGGGCAACCGCAGCTTGCCGAACTTCTCAGGAGGGTATGATGGCTTTTACTGGCAACTTTATGTGCACCTCCTTCAAGCAGCAACTGCTTGAGGGCGCTCACGATTTCCGCTCTTCGGGCGGCGACGCTTTTTACATTGCGCTGTATACCAACAGTGCCTCGTTTACGGCGGCGACCACGGCCTATACGGCAACGAACGAAATCACCAACACGTCCGGCTCTGCTTATGTGGCGGGTGGCGGATTGCTTGGCAACGTCAATCCGACGACGAGCGGCACGACTGCCTTCACCGATTTCGCTGACGAGACATGGTCTTCGGCTTCGTTCACGGCCCGCGGCGCGATGATCTATAACAGCACTCCGGCTCACACCTACACCAATCCGTCGGTTGTGATCCTCGACTTCGGCTCAGACAAGACGGCTTCGGCTGGCGACTTCACTGTCGTTTTCCCGACAGCCAACTCGACTGACGCTATCATCCGCATTGCGTGATGATCCGTGGCCGATGCTGTCGTAGCCTTTGAAGGTTGGAACCGCTCTGCCGGATGGGGTGAACTTCCCTTCGGCAGCGGCGCGGTCACTATTGGGCTTGCGACAGGTGGTGTCGGTACAGTTACCGTAGCGGCGGGGACTTCGGTCTCTGTTACGGGGGTCTCGGCGACGGGGGCTGTCGGTACGGTTGCCGTCGCCGTTTCCGCTATCATCAGTGCCACAGGCCTGTCTGCGACAGGTGATGTCGGCAGCGTCTCGGTTACAGGCGTCGCCAATGTTGACGTCACTGGCGTTTCCGGGACGGGTCAGGTTGGCTCTGCCACCGTTACTGCTGCCGCAAATACCAATGTCACTGGCGTTTCTGCAACTGGAAGCGTTGGTTCTGTCTCGGTTGCTTTGTCTGCTAGTGCCTCCGTTACCGGAGTTTCTGCAACTGGAAGCGTTGGTTCTGTCTCGGTTGCTTTGTCTGCTTCCGCTAATGTCACCGGGGTTTCGGCGACGGGTCAAGTTGGTTCTGTCACAACCAACTATAGTGCCAACGTGTTTGTTGCAGGGGTCTCCGCAACAGGGTATGTTGGACAGGTCCTTGTGTGGGGTCAAATCACCCCTGACCAGAACCCGTCATGGGCCGGAATCGCCCCTGCTCAATCACCCACTTGGACACCGATAGCCGCCTAGGAGCCGTTGTATGGCCAGCACCTATTCAACAAACTTGAAGATTGAATTGATTGGGACCGGAGATCAGTCCGGCACGTGGGGCAATACGACCAACACCAATCTTGGAACCCTCCTCGAAGAGGCTATCGTCGGCTATGTCACGCAGGCCGTGACCGATGGCGCTGCGACCGTCTTGACGATCCCCAACGGATCAAGCTCCAATGGCCGCAATTACGTCATCGAGCTCACAGGCGCGTTGACCGCTGCTCGCACCGTAGAGGTTCCGGCTGTTGATAAGCCCTACACCTTCTTTAACAACACCTCTGGCGGCTACGCCGTCACCGTGAAGGTCTCTGGCCAGACGGGCGTGACCATTGCCAACGGCAAGAAGGCCATCGTCTATACCAACAGCACCGACGTCATTGAAGTCGCGAACGCTCCGGTCACGGAAGCTGGTACGCAGACGCTGACGAACAAAACGCTGACCAATCCGACGATCAACGGTTTCACTGGCAGCACCGCCGTAATCAACGTCGGCAGCGGACAGTTCTATAAAGACACGTCAGGAAATGTCGGTATTGGCACCGCTTCGCCATCAACAAAACTTGAGGTCAGCGGCTCTTCCGCAGCAAACGCTATTTACCAAAGCATCACAAACACGGATGCAACCGGATATTCCGCTCTATTTCTAAATGTCGGGGTAAGTGGTGCATTGGGTCAGGCCCGCGTGCTTTATGTCCCCGGAACATCCTTTGCTATTGGTCCGGCACTGAATGACACCACAACCCCAGTTGTGTTTCAGACCAGCAATTCCACAGAGCGTATGCGCATCGACTCCTCCGGCAACGTCGGGGTCGGAACGAATTCGCCGGGAACTAAGGTTGACGCCTACAACAGCGGCACTACAAGCACAATCCTTCGTGCTCGTAATGACTC